AAGCAAATGGAGTAGGCCACTGTGTCAATTCGTCAAAGCCTACCCAACTAAACGCTAAACCTTGATATCGCATAACGTCTTCGTCCCGATCTAGATACGAAAACCAAAGTCTTGCGCCTGAAGGGGCAGTCCACTGCATCTTCCTTTCTGACCACTTGATTCCTGGCCAGATCTTTGGATACATTTCCTGTGACTTCCAAATCAGTTCCCGAAGCTCTTCCGTGGTATGTCGAAGCAATAACCCGCTGAATGATGGGTGTCCCATGAAACGTAAAGGATCAGCCAACATTGCATAAGACTTACCACCGCCTGCGGCACCTCCATACAATACCTCTCTTTCACCCGCCGCTAAGAATTCTGTTTGCGGACCCGGATTTGGTTTGAAGATAACATTATGTTCTTCTTCTGGCCGAATAGGTTCAAACTCTTCTTGCTCAGTAGGATTCTGTTGGACTACAACCTTCGGTTCTTTTCGTCGCGCCGATGCGGGTTTTTTCAATCCTTTCCGCTTCCGCGATGGCCTTTTTGTACCTTCTGGCCCACTCGCGGATAGTTGCAACTCGTCTTTTGTTTGATTGCTCACTTTCGACTCGTTTCTTTAGTCCTACATGTGAAATACTTCGACCTGTCTGTTTTGTCAGCCAGTTCGCGACTTCCCTGTAACTGTATTGTTTTAAATATTCTTTAGCTTTTTCTAACGCTCTAAGTTCACGCGGAATAGGCAACAGCATGTCGCTATCTTCAGGATCTTCTGTATACCCAAATGGAACTGTTCTAGCAATTCTAGGTATCGCAAGAAAGTCGTCATCATTAACTATATTTTCTGGTTGAGGAAGTATCCACTTACCAGCAGATCTATCTGTCATATCTATTCAGCGTTTTTAGGTGGTAAGATCATTACTCCACCCGAAGCCTCTACTTGTATTTTTTCTGATTTAATAATGCCTACGCGATCCATGACTTCTTTTGCCGCTTGCATTTTTTCTTTAATGCCCAATTCAGTAGGATCAATTAAAGCACCAGTCATTGCTACAGCGGCTAAAGGAGCATTTCTAGCAAGGTACAGATTTGTTTTTTCAATGATCTCTTCTTTTAATGTGTTAACAATTTCAGTTGTTGAATTTTGATCCGAATACCCTGCCAACTTTTTGGCTTGCACAACATTACCCTGTGCCTCATCAAAAAGCACATCTAGGAACTTCTGTTGTTTTTCTGTTAATTGACGGGCCATTTTACTTTACCTTTCTATATGCTCTAGTTTTCTGTGCCACTTTCTTAGGCTGTGCAACAAACTGTGCGCCTTTCTTCTTGCCCGCTCGCTTGGCTTTCGTAGTAGCGGCATACTCTTTGGCCGAAAGAGCCTTGATAGCTCTCTCCGGTAGATAACGCTCCCCTGTAGCTTTCGGGCCTTGAGTAGATGGCTTGCCACTCTTGGTACGCCACTTTTGCTTTGTCCAAGCTTTCAGACTGCGTTGTGGTGCTTTCATGACCTGTATCCGCCACCCTTTGCTTTGTATTGTTTTGCAAGCATCTGAGCCTTTCTAGCTGACCATTGTCCGGGTGCACCGCCTTTTCCGCCTGCCTTAATTGAGTTGAATAAACGCTTGCGCATACCGGGTCGTGTGTAGTTACCTGCGGCATTGACTGTACTCCCTCCCTTTGCCATGTTGACTGCATTCATTGGACTTGACTTAGCCCTACCGCCACTCAACATTTTAGTAGCCTTAGTTAAATTTTTTGCCTGATTTGCATGGGATTTAGAAGCTTTCTTCAAACTTTTGACAACCTTATTAAGAATTGATTTACTTTGTTTACTCATTATCATCATCTCTGCTGGACCAGTAGTCATCCCCATAGCTATGAAAAATTTCTGTACCACTAGGTATATTCTCTAACGCAATAAACACAATTAAATCCGTGTTTTCTTCGTGCGCCTGCCACTCAGCATTTGGAGTATCTGAGTGATTGTAAAGCATTGCATAACCTAAAGGGGCTATTGATCTTTCATCGTCTGTAAACGGAGTACCAAAGAAGTAATCATTTAAAATAGAAGTATCTTCTACTTCATCTTTTTCTATAGGAATAAAAGGGCAATACTCAATGATTTCACCCTCTTTTATAAAGCCAGAAGCAAATACTCCAAATCCATGTATTTCAGATTCTTTTACTTGAATCTTTAGCACGGACTACTTCTTTTTAGTGGACATTCCACCGCGCATCATTTTCTTTTTAGCGGTCTTAGCCATTCCACCGCCACGCATCATCTTCTTCTTGGTGGACATTCCGCCACGCATCATTTTTTTCTTAGCAGTTTTAGCCATTCCGCCACCGCGCATCATTTTTTTCTTGGCAGACTTCATCTTACCCGGCATTTCGTAATCCTCTTCTGTATAGAACTAAACTTTCGTATATATCTTTTGGAAAGTGCTTGTAGTATCCACTTTTCTCCAGACTCATTGCCGCATCATCTAGAACAGACAGCCGCTGAATAAACACCATTGCGTAATCAAGCTCTGAGTCATTCAAACACTCTACATCTTCTAGAAAATACAACCCTGCTTCAGAGGGACTATAGTCTGGATGAAATAACATTAAATGAATGTCTTTACCCAAAGCTGAAAGAACCTCGTTAATCCCATCACAAAAACCATCAAGGTACTCCATGTCGGGATATTCTTCTTCCGCCCATATGACAATGTCATACGGATGTGTGAAATATTCTTCTATTTGCTTAACTAGACCATCAAGTCCAGTATTAATATCAAACTTAACTTTGTCTTCATGCCAAGCTTTCTTTGCATATGGGCATGGTGGCAACCCGTTCAGCATGGACGATGGGACTTCTAAAAACTCTCTAGACCACTGCCGTATTTCTTCGGCTATACTATTTAGAGCCACGGCCCTTTACCATTCCGCCTTTTTTCATGAAGCCCATTTTGTTGCGTACAGATTTAGGTAAGTTTGGCAATCCTTTATTGTCAGCAGGAATAGGTTTTAAATTATCTACTACAGATCCGCCTGTAGCGTAGTTGTGTTGGTAAGTCTTGCCGCCTTTCCCTTTAGCCATACCGCCATCCATCATGTCAGGGCGACCTTCTTTTTTACTAAGCTCCCGTAACCCGCTTTGGACAATACGAGATTTTAATTCCGCAGGATTTGATGTGCCGTACTTGTCAACAAGCTTTTGCGGTATTATTTCCATGTCGGCCTGAAGAAACTCTTTTTCGTACAACTCAGGAAGATCTGGTTTTTCCATTGGTGCTGGTGCGTTTGGCATTATTTAATCCTTTTTACTTCGCTAATTTTGTGGTGTATTTTTTACCGTTCCAAGTAAAGGTTTTAGCACCTTTGTTACGGAAATGTCGGAATGCTTCTTTAAATGATACGCCACCTCTAGACACACCCACATTGTAATTTTTTGTCTTGCGGGCCTTAGTAGCTGCATCTACACGTTTTTTGTCTTGTTTTTGTTGTTCTTGTTTCGCAGATTTTGCTTTTTGTTCTATAATTCTAGATACTTCAGCTTCACTTTTGCCTTTATACAAACTTCCGTCACCTAGCTTTTCTGCAGACAAAAGACCTAACACTCCTGTAGCACGAGCAAGTTTTTTAGCCAACTTAAGACCATCTGCTGATGTTTTCGTAATACTAGAAAGTGTTCCTTTCGGTGCTGGTCTCTGCGGTCCACGAGTATTCTTTTTACGGTCTTCTGTACGAAGTTCCGCATCTTTACGATTTCTGGCATCTTGTGCTGGAGAAATCATCATACTGCGAACGCCTTTAGGAATATTTTTTTCTGCAATGCGACGAGCTTGCACTCTAGAGCGACGAGTTCCAGCAGGAGATTTTTTAGCAGCCTCCCTCAACCTTTTGCGGGCTTCGGACTTTTTTTCTGCTTCTTTTTCTAATTTAGTTAGTTCTTCTTTAGAAAGTTCAACATTTAATTTTTTGCGTTTCTGCTGGCCTCTAGTTGCCATAGCGATTAACTCCTTGGATTCTTTTTACGAGCAGTCTTAGTTCTAGCAACCGAACGATTAACACTTCGTGGTTGCACAGATAGCCGACTATTGTTTAATGGATTACCTGTTGTGTGATGTACATCTTTACCATCGCCTTTTTTGACTTTGCCGCCAGCCATCATTTTAGCTCGTGCTGAATTACGTGAGGCTCTAGCCTTCTTCTGTGCGGGCTTGCTGTGGTAGTTAGCGTATTCTTTTTTGTAATTACGCTTAGCTACCATTTCTTACATGACCAGTATCGTGCTGAGAACTTGTCTGTTGCAGTATCACAATTGTGACGAGCACGGAATGACTTACGTCTCTCAGGGTTGTCCTTCTTGATCTCCATGTTGGGATCACCGTAACGGACTATCTTAATCTGATCGCCTTTCTTAGCAAGTACGGCAAACTTTTTGTTGGCACCTGGAGTGCGCTTAGGCTTGTTAAAACCAGCGAATGTTTCTCCACGGTATTTGATACGACCGGAGGGTAACCGTTCTACATCTTTAGTTGTTGCCACCGTCTTTCCAGCCTGCCTCTTTCATGTACTCCTCTGCTTGATCCAGAGAAATAGTGACTTTAAATCGTTCTTCCAACGCGGCCCGGACGAAAAATACGTCCGAATGAGGAATATGAATACCTTCCAGAGATACATCATTCTCTAGAAGATCATATACTTTTTCTAAGAAACCCTCTTCAGTAGGGTACGAATGGAACATAGTTGTATGTATAGGTGAAAAAAAGTCAAGAACTTTTTAGGTGAGCGTACAGAATTGTACAGATACTTATGCTTAAATAAATTACATATGATGTGTTTCATTTAAGTATACACTTGTCGGTGACTTTTACAAGAATTTTTGTAAGATTTTGTAAATGCTGCATATCATATGTATGTTC